TTTTGATAACAAAGTAATACATTATAAACTAAATAATAGAACTTTCGTTCCAAACACACCATTATTTAGTTTAATGAATAGATCATTTGCATGGTAGAGTTGCATCACTATCATACTATAATATAGTAAAATTCTTATATCATTTTAGTCATCAAAAAATTGGCATTTTAAATGTCCAAAGGTGTAAAAATGAATGTAAGAGCAATTAAAGAAGTCATTGTTATTAAATAAGATTTCATTGAAAATTTTATAATATCACTTATATTATTATTTGAACCCATTACTATTTAATTATTTAAGAAATCTTTTTTTAAGTTTTTTAATTACAAATATTATATTTACAAATAAATAGAATATGAAAAAAACATCAAAAAACATATTAAAAAAAAAAGGAGGAGTTTTAAAAAATTTTTTTAAAAATAGTGAATTTATTCAAGAAAATATAGAAAATAGTGAATTTATTCAAGAAAATATAGAAATTAGTGATCCATACGTTAAAAATACTTTATTTACCACAATAGAAAAAATATTAAACAAAAAAGCAACTAACCTAAAAAATATTGAAAAAATTATGGTTTTATTAAATAGATTAAACACAGAAAAACCAACTACAGTACATGATGATATAATTAAGAATATCATAGATATTACCAAAAGTGATAAAGATAAAATGCTAATAATAAATAGTGCTAATGCTAATGATAATTTTTTTGATGATATTGCTAATATAGTTTTAAGATCTGAAATAGTAAAAGAAGAAGAAAAAGATGAAATAAAAAAAATAAATGAAGATATAGAAGAATTAGGAAAAAGTAAAGAAGAACTAAAACAAATACAGATAAATGATGTAAATAGAAAAATAGGTGATGGTCCAGTAAGATTTAATACTCATATATATGATATAATAACTTCTGAAACTAATAAAGGTGTTGAAAAAATTAGCATATCTAAGAGTGATATATTTGGAAAATATAAATTATTTATTGTAGAAGATTTACGAACATTTATTACGATAGATCCAACAATAATTCAAATAATGAAATTTGATGAAGATGATGTAGATGATGTAGATGATGTAGTTTATTCTTTAAAATTAATTATAAGAAGTAAAAATTTAATAACTTTAAGATATACAAATAAATTATTTCCTGAAAAATCAACAATAACAGATTTTAAAGATATAAGTAAATTTAATTTATTAAATAAAAGATTTGATGATGTTTATTATAAAAATTCTAATTATGATCAACAATTACACAAATTTTTTAAAAAATATAATAAATTTTATAAATATTATAAAAAATGTTATGTAATTAAATTTGATAAGAATTTAAGACTTAAAAGTAAACAAATAAAAGAAACAAAATTAACAAATTATCAATTAAAATATATAAGTATTTTAGGTAAAGCAAGATTTACAAAACCAGAAATTATAGATGAAGTTTATAACTTATCTGATTTTGTAATGTCTAATTTATTATTTACAAATCCAGAATATGGATTTATATCTGGAGGTTATAAAGGTTTTAAACAAAATGCTTATGGTATAACACGTTCTGGTTATGAGATTGCTAAACAATATAATAGACCTATTTTAACAATTATGTGTAAAGAAGGTTTAGATGATTGTCACGAACATTCTGATGCAACATTGATATATGGTGAACATTGGGGAGAAGATACAATAGCATTATCACAATTAACAGACGGAGCAATAGTTATTGCACCATTTGGTGGTTGGACATATATAGAATGTTTATCATTATTAGCAACTAAAAAAATTGTTGGAATATATAATAATATGTTTAATATTTTAAATAATAAACATTATGAAACAGGTAATAAGAAAGATGATGTATATAGAACAAATATACTAATTGATACTAAAATTAATAATTTTAAAAAATTTAATAGAACAGAACAAGAAAATATTATTAATTATTATATTAATTATTATTTAATATTAATGCATATTTCATATATAGGATCAGATAAATCAAAGGAACAAGAGTTGGATACATACAATGAACAATATGGAAAACTAGATAAAAATATTAAAGATATTATTACTGAAAATGAAGCATTTTTTATATATCTTGTATTAGGAATAAAATTATTAACATATTTAAAACATGGTTTAAAAAATTTAGATAATAATAAATTAATTGAAATCATACTTAATTTTGAATTAATAAAAGATCAAATTAATAATTATATTGATACACATTTAAATACTGATATAAATAATAGTTATAATCATTATTGTACTAATTGTGATGATTATAAATGTGATAATTATCAACGTGAAATACCAGAAAAATGTGATGGTATTTGGATAAAACCAACTTTTGATTTAATTGAAAAGTGTATTAAAATCGATCCCTCATTTACTGGAGGAACTCATCATACACATATAAATAAAATAAATAATACTAATAAAAATATAAATATAAAAACTGAAATAGATAAAATTAGTATTAATTATGAAGCATTAAAAAGTCATAAACTTTTTAAAAATTTAAATACAAATATTATATTTGTATTTACAAATATAATGTATTTAAATATATATATAAATCAAAATTTAGAATCATTATCTTTTCAAGAAAAATTAATTAAAAAAATAGGAGAAATAAGTAATGCTACATATGCACTATCATCAGACGACACAAAGCGTTATATTGAATTAGATAAAAATTTAGATGGATATTATGATCCATCCAGACGTATAATAGATATTGGTAAAATAAAAACAGCTAATTACACTTTTATTATAAATGAAAATTGTAATAATTATGTATCATTATTAGAAGATGAAACAAAAAGTGTTGCTAAATTAGTTAGAAAGCAAGCAATACATCCTTCAAAAAAACGAGGAGAAGAAGTAGAAGTAGAAGAAGAAGATGAATAAATAGATAAATTATTTATAATTGAATAAATAATTTAATATACTCTTTCAGAGGATTGCGACAACATAGACATTTTCCATTATTAAATTTAATATTCTTCATTACACATAAATTACAACAGACATGACCACAAGGAATAGCAACCATATTAATCTCATTATCAAAACAAATAGGACAAGCATTCTTATTTATTTTCTTATCAATGCCAATAATTTCATTTGTAGTATCTATAAATATCTTTCTTAATCCATTTAATTGTATTTGATCTTCTTCAATTATTTTTTCTAATTTATTCTTATTTTTGGTATAGATTTCCCTATTCCATACTGAATATAATTCATTGAATTTTTCAATATAATTAATAATTAAATTACTACATTCATTTGATTTATTATGATTATTATGATTATTATCATTATTATCATTATTATCATCATCGCCAATTTTAATATTTAAATTTATATTCATATTAGGATTATTATATAAATCATTATTTAAAATTGAAATGCTTTCATCGTGTTTATTATAAATAGATGATAAAAAATTAAATAATAACATTTTATTATTTTCTAATTCTTCGACTAATTTAATATTTGAATTTAAAGAATTATTTAAATTCTTGTATGTATTCAATAATCTAACTGAATTAATTTTAAGACTATTCTCATTACTTTTATTAATATCATTATTAATATCATTATTAATATCATTACTATCATTACTATCATTACTATCATATTCGTCTAGATCTATGATATAATTTGTATGATTATTAATACCAATACTACTATTACTGCTATAATTATCATTATTATTTAAAAAACTAAATGCTTCATTAATATTGGCGTAATTCATTTTTTCTCTTATATAATATAATAATAATGATAGTTTTAACTTTATTTCAATTTCTATTAATAATTCACGAGTTCATATATTGGATTGTTTTACAGGGATGGTTATTACTTTTTAGAAATGATTTTATTAGATCACCCAATCCATTATTTGCTTATGCAATTTCTATGATAAATAGTGCCTTAATTCTTATTTATATGGTAATCAATGGAATATCATTTACAACTTTTTTTGGATATTTAGTTTATGTTATTTTGAAAGTTTTCTCTATTTTAGATTTAATATTTGATTATGATGCAAAAATTGATTATTTTAGTATTCTTACAACTATTTTTATAATTTTTGTAATAATTCTTATATCAGCATTTATCAGTATTAATAGTGAATATTAAATAATTATATAAATAAATTATAATATGCTCATAAAATTTAATTTTGATAATATTAATATTCTATCACTTCAATTTTTAATATTAATATTTAATGATTTTCTATTACATATAATATTTTATATATGGTATTTATTACATCAGTTGAATGTTCTAATATCACCAAATCCGCTATTTGCTTATTACGTTATGTTATTTTATAATTCATTAGTTTTATATTTTATGATAAATAAAAATTTTTCAATTGATAAAATTATATTTTACATATTCATAATAATAATTTTTAGAATAATTCCTATTTATTATATGATTACTTTATACAATCTTCATATTGATTATAAGAGTATTTATATAACATTTTTAATAATAATAACATACATATTATCATTAATAATTATAAACAATATCTTATTACACAATGACATAAATTTATTTAAAATAATTAAAGAAACTATCACTAGTTCTAAAATTCGTAATAACAATGAATTAAATTTTATAAGTATTGATTATAATAATAATTAATATGAATTTATTAGATGATAATGATAAAACTAATAAATTAATATCTATATTTAAATTATGCAAAATTATAAAAATAAAAATAAAGAAAAATTAATACTAAATTAAATTCAATAAAAAATATTAAAAAAGATATTATGGATAGTTATTGGAATTATTTATATTCAAATAATAATTAATTCTTATCATTATTATCATTATTATCATTATTATCCATATTAGGAGGATTGAAACCTATATTTATATTATCATTGATTTTATTTAATATCTTTGGATCTACTTCATCACCTTCCATATTATTATTAAATAATTTTTCTTCTTTATTAATTGGTTCAGGCATCTTTACTACATTTAATAGAAATAATGGTATTAATGAATTGATATTAAATGATGACGTTATTGTATAGAAACTGATGACGGTTGTTACAATATAAATTATTCCAAATAATAGGAAATTATTAGTATTAAATAAAGTCTTATTATTAATATTATTCATTTGATAATTTTCATAATCATTTTCATAATTATCGTCATTTTCAGGGGTTTTTTTATCTAATAAATAAATAATTCCAAATATTATAATCGAAATAATCAATGATATATAATAATATTCCATCTATTTTAAATAAAGAATGTTAATTAATGACATATACGCATAAGGAATATAAAAACAATTATAATTAATAAATATAAATAATAATGAAGTTAGAATTGAAAAAATTTGATCCTGCGTGTATAAAGAATGATTCAGTTATTGTTTTTATAGGCAAGAGAAATACAGGTAAATCTTATTGTATGAAAGATATTTTAAGTTATCATCAAGATTTGCCTGTTGGTGTTGTTATTAGTCCGACAGAAGTTGCCAATAATTTCTTTGAAAAATTTATTCCAAATATGTTAATTTACGAAGAATATAGTCCAGCAATTATTAAAACTTTTCTTACGAGACAGATGCAAATTAATAAGAAGAAAAATGAAGAAGTTAAACAAATGAAATCAAGTGATATTGATAATAGAGCTTTTTTAATTCTCGACGATTGTCTTTATGATAAATCTTGGCCAACAGATACAAATATAAGAAGTATTTTTATGAATGGACGACATTATAAAATTTTCTTCTTGATTACTATGCAATATTGCATGGGTCTTCCACCTGTTCTAAGAGCAAATATAGATTATGTTTTTATTTTCAAAAATAATATTATTAATGAAAGAATGAAGATTTATAATCATTATGCAGGCATTTTCAATGACTTCTCAACTTTTTGTGCTGTTATGGATGCTTGTACTGAAAATTATGAATGTATTGTTATTGATAATAAAATTCAAAGTAATAAATTAGAAGATCAGGTTAAATGGTATAAGGCAAAAGAAGCAGATTTTAAGATGTGTTCTCCTGAATTATGGAATTTATGTGCTCTCGAAAAAGAAAGGAAAGATAATAGATTAGCATTTGAAGATGAGGAAAATGAAGAACCGTATGATCCTGTTGTTTTTACTAAAAACAAAAATAAAAATAAACCAGTCATCAATGTCAAGAAAAAAATTTAATTATTTGAATTAAAATTAAATAGGATTAATTTTAATTTTAAATTCATTTTCATTAATTGATTTTAATATTGAATTATCTATTCTATCATTATTTTCAACTAATTTATTTAAAGCTTTCTTTGTTATATTCTCAGGTCTTAGTGCTAATGGCAATCCTTCTACAACTAATCCTAGTGTTCCAATTCTTTCAGCATCTTCCATATCTGGTTTCTTTTTATTCAAATTAAGATTAACATCTTCTTTTGATAATCCTGTATATTTACCACCAGCACCTGGTATATAAGAAGAATTATTATTAATGTCTTCTTTGACTTCATTTAATCTAGAATTATATTCAGCATCCCTATTTCTCTGTGCAAATGAATTAGTGCTCTTAGCAATACCATAATTATCGGTTAATGAAAATTGTCTTTGGGTATTTTTAGCATCGGCATTAGCAATGGTATAACCTCCAAATATTGAATTTAATATTCCACCGATAAAACCATATTTAGATCCACCCAAATCAACAGTTGTCTGTCTAACAGTTGTTTTAGCAACCATCAAAGGATCATAAACATAAGTAGAATGATAATTAATATTATTTATATTTCTAACTTCATATTTAACAGGTAATGTTTCCTTCACAGTCTTTTTTAAATGAATGTTATGAAGTTTACCCTTATTTAATAATTGAATATTTCCTCTTCCATTCTCTTCGTGAATTAATGTCTCCTTCATAGTTGTCTTAGTAGTATCATACAATGAAGAGTAGGTTTCATCGGGACCACTTAGATTTCCACCATTTCCTTCGTGAATAGTTGTCTCCTTCGTAGTAGTCTTAGTAGTATCATATAATGAAGAGTATGTTTCATCATAACCACTAAGATTTCCACCATTTCCTTCGTGAATAGTTGTCTCCTTCGTAGTTGTCTTTGTTGTATCATATAATGAAGAGTAGGTTTCATCATAACCACTCACATTTCCTCCATTTCCTTCGTGAATGGTTGTCTCCTTCGTAGTTGTCTTAGTAGTATCATATAATCCTGAATAAGTTTCATCGGGACCACTTAAATTGCCTCCATTTCCTTCGTGAATAGTTGTCTCTTTGGTAGTAGCTTTAGAAGTATCATATAAAGAAGAGTAGGTTTCATCGGGACCACTCACATTTCCACCATTTCCTTCGTGAATAGTTGTTTCTTTAACAGTTGTTTTCATAATATGATTATCAGGGTCATAGACAGTCATCTTTTCTGGATTTTGAGGTTTAGCATTCCCATTTAATCGAGGATTATCAACTAAATATTCCTTCATAGTTATTTTCAAGACATCTGTTATAGGTGCTATTAATGATTTGAAAACAGATGATAAATTTGCAACTCTTGTTTCTTTTTGACTTAAATTTCTTTCATTATCATAAACAATTATATTTTCTTTGCCATAATCATCATCTTTTGATATAAATTCATTCTGATGTTTAATAGTACCATAATAATTAATATGAATATCTTCTTTATAATTAGTTTCTTTAATATTTTCTTGCGGTCTTTCTGCTTCTTTCTTTAAATGAGATTGACCCTTGAACCAATTATCTTCAGTATAATTGAATGATGTTTCTGCTCTATTTTTACTTACATTTATATCCATACTTCTTTGAGGTGTATTATTTTTGGGTTTCATAGGTAATGTATAAATTGAATTACGTTGATCAGATTGAGGTCTTAATTCATTTCTATCTTTTGGAATTATATATTTAAAAGTGTCAGCTTGATGAAATCCTCCTGTTGGTTCACTTGAATAACCTTTATTAATTCCGGGACCAACACGAATAGCTTCAATAGGATTTACATTATTTTGCAATTTTCCAACTTCCGTTCTTGAAGTAATAAATTTATTTTTATCTGGTTGGATACTATTTTTATCAAATTTTTTATAATCATTGAAAAATTCACTTTTAGGAACTTCTCTTTTTCCACATAAATATTCAGATGTATAACCCATATTTTTATCTAATCCAAAATTTTCTTTAATATCAGTATTTTGAGTTATTCCCTTTCTTAAAAAAGGTTGCATATTACCATGTTTAAAATCTTTAACATTAATATCATTTCCAGTTAAACTCTTTATGACGTTTGTATTTAAATTAACGTCATCTCCATCAAAATAATGAGGTATAACTCCTGTCTTAAAGGGCATTTGTGCTTTTTTATAAAATTCATCACTTAAATTCTGTTCATATTTCTGTGTTTCTTTATAATAAGTCGAATTATAGATATTATCCATTGAAGGAGTATCGCAATTTCTCATTTTATATTATAATACTATATTTTATAAACTTAAATTTATGAATAAATAAATCCATAGTTGGCAGTTGCCATATATTCATCATCCCCTTCATCATCTTCGACTTCTAATTCATATTCATCTTCTCCCTCTCTCTCAATATCATAATCATTTGGTTTATTATTATTAACAACCTTCTCAACATCTTCATCATCTCCTTCATCATCGTATGAAATGCCATATTTCTTCATTTCTTTCTCAATATTCTTCTCTTCTAAACTCTTCTTATTTAATTTTGTTAATAACTTGAATTTATTCTCCTCACGATTTTTATTAATAAAATTAATTTGTTCTTCTAAATCCAACATCTTACTATTATTAATAATGCTAATTGTCTTTGAAATAATTTCCTTAAATAACTCATTATAGACATCTGTATCAATTTCAATAGATGGTATTAATTTTTTATTAATAGCAGCATCTGGAATTGCAGGTAATGATAAAATTCTAATTATCGCAATTCTTCGAATATTAATAATTTCATTAAAATTATCATCAGTTATAATTGAATTTAATTTATCTAATTCGAAAATAGTATTATTAATAATTTCTATTATTTTTAATGAATGAGTTTTAGGAAGATATTTAAATAAAATCTTTGAAACGTTTAATGCCAATTGTTTATAATTATTGAAATTATTTTTTAATAATAACAATTTCAAATCTTTATTATTAAAATAGTTTAAATATAAATCTTTATAATTCTCAACAGATTTTACATTAGATTTTATTAAATTTGTTATTAAATCCTTCGTAAAAACTGTTTGATTGTTGTTATTATTCAAATTCTTCAACCATTGTTGAATATCATTCATATAAATCTCAGTTGTTATAGGATTTTGAATTTTATTAAATTTAATTACTTTCTCAATTTTCTTATTTTTTTTTATATAAAATCTCTTGGATCGCGGAGTATTGAAAACACGATTATTTGACAATTTCTCTTTTGCCTTCTTTAAATCTTGGCGTTCATTTTTGAAATATAAATCAGCAGAGAAGTTTTCATCAATCTTCTCCAAACAACAACCATTTAAATATTTATGAATTTTTTGAAATTTAATAGAAGGCATATAAATAAGAGCTTCGACGTAATATTTCAAAAAATTAGGATTTTTATAATCTCTACTTGCCAATAATTTATATAAATTATCATAATGAATACGACCTAAATTAATTTTCTTATCCTCATTTATCTTAACTTTCTCCATCTCTTTCAATTCTTTTGAATAATCATTTATAATAATATCAACAATTCTTTTCTTATAATCATTCTTATCAATTTTAACAATATCAACTTTTTCAAGGAATAATTCATCATAAACACTTTGAAAAATACAAAATAAATAACTAAGAACTCCTTTTTCTGCCTTTAAATCATAAGGAGATCCATAATTATCCCATAAATATTCACACTCAGATGACATATTTTCATAATTAATTATTAAGGTATTATAAATAATTTCTTTTTGAATATTTAAGGACCAATAAGCAATAACTTCATAAATAACATTTTTGAAATTATTAAAATATTCATTAATTGCTTTAAAAATTAAATCATTCTTATCATTTTTAATTAAAATTTGTTTCATAGGAGTTGATAAAATTAATTCTAAATCACTTTCAATAATATCAGGGATATATTTCTTAATAATTGTTGTTTTGCTTTCAATAATTCTAAATTTATTAAATAATAAATTGGTGATAATATCATAGTTGATTGAAAGACCGCTCTTAGTTTCCATATTAGAAATGAAGGGAAATACTAATTTCAATAATTCTATAAATCCTTTTTCATTATTATAAATTTGATTATTGAAATATTTATCAAACTTATTTTTATCATTATCATCTTTACTAATCTTATCTTCATTATATTCAAGTTTATCTTCTTTTTCTTCATAATTAACAATTTTCAATGGTATGCCTGAATAATTCTTTTCATCTAATCCCTTTTCTATTTCGTGTTCTTCATTAGAAAAATCAAAATTCAATTTATAAATATCAGTAAAAACAAATGAAATTAATTCAAATCTCTTTTCTAATTCTTCTAAATCATTTATTATTTCTTTCTTATTCATTTTAGAATAGATTGTATATTTCTCAATTGCATTATCTAAGTTAATCTTAGTTCTGAGACTTCTCAAATTTTCAATAATTTCATCATAATTCTTATCATTAATATTATTGATAATTGAGAATAAATCTTTTGTAATTGCTAATTCCTTATAATTTAAAGATTTTTTCTGAGTTTCCAAATTCTTTAAAGTTGATGTTATAGTTGAAAGAGATGAGAAAGTTGTTTCTATTAATTTCTTTATACCTGATAAGGCTTTGAAAAAGTTGTTTCGATTATAAACAATTTCAACACCTTTAATCTCAACTTTCTTATAATTAACTTTTTCTACCTTCTCATTTTTATTTAATTGAATTAAATGTTTCTTAATTTCATTCAAATCATTTAATTTAATATTATCAAAATTATAATTATATTTCAATAAGATATTATTAATACTTACATAATTATAATCATCTTTATCAATCTTATCAATAGGTAATTTAATTTTATAATCTTTAATCATATCTTCAAAATTGTCATATTTATTTGATTTTAATTCTTGTAATTTCTCTGGTTTATATAAATGAGACATAATTTTAAGATTTATATAATCATCTAAAACTGTTATTGGAGTATAATAATAAACTCCTAAGATGGGAATATTAGTTTCATCATCATTATAAACGATAAAATTATTATCTTTCGAGAGTTTTATGACGGTCTTTTGATTTGCATTAAATCTAAGTTTTGTATCATCCATATTATAAGTAAGGGGAAACCATAATTTATTCTTAGAAGAGGTTGCTAATTCAATATTATTTAATTTATTATATTTCTTTATAGAATTGATAAAATCAGCAATATCTAAAGTTTCATATTCACCTCTAATAGCATCGGCAAGAATTATGAAATTATTAACATTAGGTTTTTTATTAATGATTTCATAAAATAATTTTAAGAAAATAGAAGTTTTACTCTTATTCTTGACAAAATTGAAAATTTCATTATAAATATCTTCTTTTGAGAATGCTATAAAATCTGGATTGACTTTAATGATTTCTTCGATACTAACTAATTCATAATAATCAATTTCTTCCAATTCTTCATCAATTTGAATTTCATCATCTTCAATTGACATTTTTATATTTCTTAATTTCTATAAATAAATTATTTAATAAAAATTGATTTAATTATTATTTAATTTGAATTATTAAATGGAAATTGAAATTAAAAATGTTGATGGATTAGAATATTTATCAACTATTCCTGATAATTCAATAGATTTAATACTAACAGATCCTCCTTATATTATTTCAAAAGACAGTGGAATGAATACACATTATAATAAAGTTAAACACAATCAAGAAATTGGAATTGAATTTATAAAAACAGAAGAAGAATGGATTAAATATAAGAATGAAAATAATATTATTGATGATAATAAGAAAGATAATTATATGAAATATGGAACAATTTATGGAAAAAAATATTGTGTTAAAACTGATTATGGAGATTGGGATAATAATTTTACAATTGAAATTTTAGAAAAATTTATATCTGATTATTATAAAAAATTAAGAAATGGTGGAACAATAATTATTTTCTTTGATTTATGGAAAATTTCATATTTGAAAGAAATTATGGAGAAATACAAATTTAAGCAAATTAGATTTATTGAATGGATTAAAACAAATCCCCAACCATTAAATTCAAGCGTTAATTATTTAACAAATTGCCGAGAGATTGCTTTATTAGGAATTAAAGGAACAAAACCAACTTTTAATAGCAAATATGATAATGGTATTTATTCATTTCCTCTTCAAGGTGGGAAGAATAGATTTCATCCAACACAAAAGAATTTAAATTTATTTGAAGAACTAATTATGAAACATTCGAATGAGAATGATGTTGTATTAGATACATTTTTAGGAGGAGGAACAACGGCAATTGCTTCTAAAAATACAAAAAGAAAATTTAGAGGTTGTGAAATATCAACAGAATTTTATAATAAGATTATTGAATTGATTTAAATTTATTTTTAATTTCATTTATAATTGGAATTACATAAATAGAATAATAATAAATTTTTCTATCAAATTCAACTGGATCAAACCAATAAGTTTCATCTTTGCAATAAATATCATTTATATCAAATACTTTCTTTTCCCAAGGAAATTCAAATGGATAAATTTTATATCTTTGTATATTTTTTGCTGAATATAATTTCATAGTTTTTTTTTCAATTTTACAAATTTCTCGTTTTTGTAAATTACAATGATTACATAATGGTTGAAAATCAGTCATTAATTGTGTCTTTAAATTTAAAACTCTTTCATCATTATATAAATCATTTTTATGATCACAAATAGTTTTTTGAGTTCCACAAACAACACAAGATAAATTAGTAATTTCTTTATGAATATTTTTTCTAATTTGTCTATTTTGATTATTAGTTCTTTTTGAATGTACAAATATTCCAATTATACCAATACCTTTATTATTTCTTAAAAATTTTTCAAGAATTTCTTGTGGTATTTTATCATTATTATTTTCACTATATAAACAAGGTTTCTTTTTTGAATATATAACACTATAATTAAATTTTTTACTTGCCCATCTATCACCTACACCATTTCCACCCCAGTATAATTCAGAATATTTTTCTTTTATTTCAATAGTTGATAAAATTTTTGTAAAATTATTAGTTGCTTCTATAACTAATTCTTCCTTCATTATTTAAAGAAAAATAATTAAAAATCAGTTTTTATATTAATTCGATTTTATTTAAGAATAAGAAAAAGTTATTTTTAAATAATTTTATCGAGGTGGCATTTCTGGATTAGCAGGAAATAATAAAACATCCTTTGTATATATACCATTATATAATTCATTTGAACATATATTATCACCATTATTGCGATTATTATAATCTTTTTTTCTAGTAAATAAATCAAAAGAAGCAACAATATGATTTGCTGGAACAAAAAATTCACATTCTTGTTTAAGATAATCAACAGTTAAAGGGGATGCGAATAAAAGTCTGCATCCTGGATAAACACCAACTCTATATAAAGTTGGATTATTACTAGGTTGCATATTATAAAAAACTTCTGATGCTTCAAAATTAAAAGATAATGAAACTGGTCTTAAATTTGATGGATAAAAATGTATAGGTGTTGTTGTGAAATCATTATTTATAACTAATTGGTTTGCAAGAGGAACAGCATAATCGTCTTGTCTTGAACCTCTAAAACATGTAAAATATTTTTTTACAGATGGTGCTCCTAATATTACTTCATTTAAGCTACATAAATATATTTGAAGTATTCGACGCCATTCTTCTTCTGTAATACGATTATAAACATCATCAGCATCTTCATCAAACGTTTTATTTTTTATTCGTTCTTGTGTCGCTTGATCTTGAATATAAAGAACATTAAATATTATATTGCAAAATGCATTACCTAAACGTCTATTTGTTTGTTGTGGGGTAATTCCTTTTTTAGTTCTATATCTATCTAAAAATCCAGGGCTGGGATCTACCATATATACTTTTAATAAATCGTATGAATAGGGTCTTGTATAATCTTTAATAATATTTTTAGAAATTTCATCTAAACCATTAATATATTCTAATTGTTTTAATATATAATCTTTCATATTTTCAAAATTTATGTCTCTTATTACACTTCCATCTTGTGCAGTAGATGGATATTTAATATTATCTATATCATATGAAGTTATTAATTTATAATTGTATTTTCTAAAACGATAAGTAAAGGTATATTGAGATCTATTACCGAGTATTGGCATATTATATGTATTAACATTATAATCAGGATATTCAACATGATTTGTAATCGTATGACTTTGATGATTATTATTTAGAAATTGTTTAAAATTTTCTAAATCTTGTTGACTCCATCCTGGGGGATTAGTACGTTTATAATTATCTAATTCTTGATTAATTTGAGTAAAAGATTTATCTAGATTAAATCCAGCACTTCCTATAAAATTACAAAAATCTTGTAAAATTTGTTCATTTTTATCTAATGTTTCACTATTTCGATCAAAACCACCAAATATTTTTTCTTTATTGATAGATTTAGATTTGTCTTGAATATATTTAGATTTGTCTTGAATATATTTATAAGTAATTTTTTCTTTATTATTTAATTTTTCATAATGGTTCTTCAAACAATCATGAAATGTATTAGAATAATATGAAATATTAGCTTCAAAATTTGAATAATTTGACAAAATATTATTTTGTTCAAAATATTCAAATTTTTTTATTTTACTATCACTATTCATTTCTGTAAATGTTTTTTCATAATTTAATTTTAATTGTTGCATATTTATACGACCTATTTTACTACTAACTTCTTCACTAAATAATAATTCTTCCGCTTTATTATCTTTATTACCACTTACACGATTCATATGTTCATTGAGAAAAAATAATAAATAACTATAAGTATCTTTTCTTATTTGTTCTTTTTCTATATTTGTTTGAACATCATTTGATTTATTATAGTATAATAGATCTACACTTGTATAATCTTTTATTTTATCTTCTCTCAATACACCTCCTTTTTTATTTTTATTTGATCTTCTCATCTATATATATTAAATAAATAATTTATTTAAATTTAAAAAAAATCATTTAGTTTTGAAAATAATAATAATTATCTTTTTAATTTTTGAATTTCTTTTTTCAATAATATTATTTTATCATATACTTGATATTGGTCGAATTTATATGCATCTAAAAATTTTTTATAATAAGCACTATTAGAAAATTTATAACTTCTAGCTATTTCAGGTAAATGTTTATTATCAATTTCTATTAATTTATTTTGTAAATTTTCAGGTAAATCAATTCTATCATTTAAATTTAATATTTTTTCAATAAATTCATAAATAATATTTCTAGTATTATCATTATAAAACATAGCATTAGTATTTGGATAATTTTCAAAAATATATCTAACATAATCAGGTAGTATAAAAGACATTATAATAATAATTATTTTAAATATCAAAAAAAAAATCAATTTTTAAATAACTTTTCTTTAAATGGATTGAATTTTAACACATTTAATTTCTTTTTTAGATTTCGATTTGATTTCATCAATTTCTTTTTTCAATTTTGAAATTGTTTCATCTTTTTCTCTAATTTGTAATTCTAAGTTTTTTATAATATTTTTATCATCTTCTTTTTTCTTGATTCCATTTGGAAATGGTGATAAATAAGTTTTTATATAAATATTAACATTTATTTCTTTTATTTCGTGTTTATATGCATCTTCTAATTCTTTTAATTGAATAATGATTTTATAGATTTCATCTTCTGTAAGATTACTATTTTGAATAAACATTTGTTTTTTAATAATTTGAGGTAAATGACTTTTATCAATTTCTATAAAAGATTTTTGTAATTCATCATCTAAATCAAGTCTTTCATCAAAATTCATAAGTTCATTCAAATAATTTAATAAATTTTCATTATAAATATAACAATCATTAAATTTATTTTGAAACATAAAATCACTTCTATGGAATTTAATGTGATTTATTAAATATTTTTGTAGAAACATTAACATTATTTATGAATGATAATAAAAATAATCAAAAAAAGAAATAATCAATTTTTCTTTTTAAACCGATTGTAATTTTGTATCTTTTTTAGAATTAGATTTCGATGATAATAATGATTTAATTTCATCAATTTCTTTTTTCAATAATAAAATCATTTCATTTTGTTCTTGAATTTGTATTTCTAATTTTTCTATTAGAATAATATTATAAATTTTCTTTTGTTCATAATAATAAATTTCTTTCAATTGTTCTAAATGATTAGTATCATTCATCTTTTTATCTTGATTATAATAATTAGATGTGCTTAATTTATTCAAATAATTGATAATTTCTGGTAAATGTTTTTTATCAAGTTCTATTAAAGATTTTTGTAAATATTCAGATAAATTCTTTCTATCATCCAAATTTAATATTATTTCAATATTCTTAATAAAATAATCAATATAATATTTAATTCTTGGGTCATCATCAAAACAATCGTTTCCTAATTGTCTTTTGAATATGTCTATGATATGACTAGGTACTTGAGACATTTATTTATTTAATAATTATTTATTTAATTTTTATTTATAAAAAAACAAAATTAACAACATTGATATTTCGGAACAATTCCTTCCTTATTCATATGAGGATTATCTTTCAAGTCCAATGTTGTTAATAATGTCTCTATTATCTTTTTCATATCGCCGATTTCTTCCTTCAATGATGCAATTTCATTTTTCTGCTCTTCAATCTGAACTTTCGCATTTTCTATGAAAACCTCATCATATACTTTCTTCTGTTCGAGATTGTAAGCATCAATTAAAGGTTGCAAATTGTCTTTCATAATAATGAATAATTCTTCATTACTATTCCGAAATTTGATATATTCTTTCCATTTAATGATTTCAACTAAATGTTGCTTATCAATTTCCATTAAACAATTCTGCAAATTCTCAGATAAATATTTCCTGTCATCTAAATTCATTAATTCATCTAAATAATCGGGTTTATTATGAATACTAAGAGTTCTCAGAATTTTCTGCAAATATTCAGGAAATGACATATTTAATTATTATTAATATCTCAATAAATCATTTTTTTTACACATTTGGACATTTAAAATGCCAATTTTTTGATGACTAAAATGATATAAGAATTTAACTATATTATAGTATGATAGTGATGCAACTCTACCATGCAAATGATCTATTCATTAAACTAAATAATGGTGTGTTTGGAACGAAAGTTCTATTATTTAGTTTATAATGTATTACTTTGTTATCAAAACAATAAACCTAACGGTGAGATAATACATTACTTATTAAAAAAAAATTAAAAATGAATTCATACTAAGTCCACGCTTGGTACTACCCAAATTTTTACTAATTTGAATTTTTAAATGTCATAATCGGTATTTTAAATGTCCAAAGGTGTAAAAATCAAAATAATAAAAAATGCCAAAAAACATCTTTTTCTGACTTGTCTCTTTCGACTGCCCTTAAAAATTGATTTTTATTAACTTTATGTTGCCTCTAACTCACAACACATTGCCCCTAACAATCCCCATAATAATTATCTCAATTCTTAAAAATCAATTTTTTATGAAAATTAAAAAAATTAAAACAAAATTATTTTTATTATTTAAATATTAATAATTGTATCACAAATTTCTAATATTTTTTCATCGTGTGATATAATCAAAATAGTCATTTTAGAAGATAATGATTTTATTATTTTTATGAATTTTTTTATATTATCTTTATCTAATGCTGACGTTGGCTCATCTAATAATAAAATCTTAGGTTTTCGTAATATAGCTCTACAAATTGATACTCTCTGTTTTTGCCCACCTGATAATTTTATATTATTATCATTATCATCATTTTTATAATCATAGAAATCATCTATTAAAGATAATATTAATTCTTTTTCATCATTGTCATTATCATTATTATGAAAAGAATTTAAATTATCTTTTATAGAACCTTCAAATAAGACTGGTTCTTGACCTACGAAAGATATTAAATTTTGATAAAAATAAGTTTTATCTATATTATTAATATTTATATCATCAAATAAAATTTCCCCATTCTTAATTTGACTACTATAGAAACCTAATAATAATTTAAATAATGTTGATTTGCCTATTCCTGAATTTCCGTTAAATCCAGTTATTTCATTTCTTCTAATTTCGATATTCATATTTGAAATAATATTATTTTTATCATCATATGAAAAATCTAAATTTTTAATATGAATATCTGGATTGAAATTGGATGTCGGCAAATAATTGAATAATGGTGATTTAGATAATGATTGAGATTGAGATTTAGGTAATATAAAATTACTTATATTAGATATTGATTTTTTATGAGTAATAAAAATTCGTCTTATTTGATTAATATCTCTTGTAATATTTGTAAAATTAGATTTATATAAGACAAATAATAAAATTAAATCATTTGAATATTTGAAATAATTTCCAAAGATTATTATAAAAATTAATATGATTTCATTTAATGATTGTATGAAGAATAAATTGAAACCATAACAAATGGCATCTTTCATTTTCAAATATTCATATTTCTTATTCATACTCATCCAATTTTGATATAAAGAACTTTCGATATAAAGACTTCTATAAGTTTCGATTTTATTTATATAATCACTAATCATATTATTTTGTTTTATTAGGATGTCATTAGTATCTGTCGAAATCTTTTCATAAATTAATGATGAATATAAAGCTTCAATTATAATTTGAAGAAATGATAAAGAAAATGTAATTAAATAGAGAAATGATGATTTTGGAATAAGAATGTAAGATGAGATAATTAACTGACATAAATTTCTCATAAAAATATTACTTGTATATAAATAAAAATCTGCAAATTGTTTTGCATCAGTTATTAATAAATTACTTATTTCATTTAAATTATTATTATTGTAATATAATAAATCCTTTTTGAAATAAGTAGTTAGAATATTCGATTTCATTTTATCTATAATAATTTCAGTATAAATAGTAAAAATATATCCTCTAATACCAGCAAATAAATTCGAAAATAAATTATATATCAAAAATAAAAATAATAAATTATTAAGATCATAATTATTATTATCATTATCACTAATAATTAATTTTGATGATTTAGATAAATGTCCTAATATCTTTGAATGGATAATTGGTGTAAATGATGTTATAGATGCTGATATTATACCAGAACTAAAACCAAGAAATAAATATCTTTTAAATCCTTTCAAATATGAATAAAAAATTGAATTCATTTTATATAAATTTTATATAAGATAAGAATTATGGATGAAAAAACTAAGAAACTCTATTTTACTAATGTTAGAGTTTTAGATATTTCTAATAATAAAAATAATTCTAAATTATTTAATAATTGCGAATATTATAATAATAGTGAGAATGATTTATTTAATTATGAAAATAATTATTTTGAAACAATTATTTCCACTGAAAAAATAAAGAAAAATATTACGATGTTAAAAATTTATCAAATGCTAAGACCAAAAGGATTATTAATATTATTTAATGATAATAATAATTACTTAAATAATAATTATTTTTCATATTACGAATGTAATAATAATTACTTCATTGGATTTAAGAAAATAGAAATTGTGAAAAATAAGGAAAGTTATATTATAAAATCACCAAGTAATATTTCTTATATAAATGAGATTAGATATAATAACCTCCGAAAAAGATATAAGAATAATTAATAATTTATCTTTAAATAAAAATGGATGATAAATTTGATATTGTTATATGTTTAGGACCTAATGATGTTAATATAATTAATTTAATGATTAATTATACAAAAAATAATATTATTGGTTATAGAAATATTTATATTATTCCATATGATCATAATATTAAAATTGATGGTTGTATTATAATTAATGAAAATTTATTTCCTTTTAATAAAGATACTTTTATAAATAATGTTCCATCTGATAAAATAAATTATATTTATAAATGGTATTTACAGCAACTCTTAAAATTATATTCATTGTTTGTTATTGATGGTATTTTAGATAATGTATTAATTATTGATGCTGATACTATTTTTTTTAAAAAAACTTCTTTCTTTGAAAATAATATCCCCTTATATAATTATGGTCACGAATATCATAATTATTATTTTGAACATATGAAAAAATTACATCCATCATTAAACAAACAAGATAGTAATAAATGTGGAATTTGTCATCATTTATTAATTCAAAAAAAAATATTAATAGAATTATTTAAATTAGTTGAAGAATATCATAATAAACCTTTTTATCAAGTTTTTATTGAGAATATTGATCCTAGTGCTTCAAATGGAACTTCTGAATATGAAATATACTTGAATTATATTTTATTTTATCATTCAGACAAAATAAAATTAAGAAAATTAAATTTTGATAATAGACCTCGTAATTTTTCTAGTATTATTGATACTACTAATGATGTAAATAATGATTATCATTATATATCTTATCATTATTGGATGTAAATTTTAGAGATATATTTATTTTCTTCTGGATTATTTGAAAGAAATTTATATAAATCTTTTGAATGTATGTGTAAATTAATAATTTTAATTAAATTATTATCTATTTCTATAAATGGGTTCCATAAATCATTTATTTTTTTCCAATAAAATTTATAATTATTATATTTTATTAAACAAGTTTCATTTATAAATCCTCTTGTATCATTTGGATCATTTTTTCTATCAACGCCACCCAAATATTGACCAATTGCTGCACCATCAAATATACAATTAAATTTTAAAAAATTCATATTAAAATAATGTATATTATTATCATAAATAGAAATAATAGGGAATGGTTCTACAATTGAAGAATTATAATATTTTCCAAGATTATCCATATCATTATGATACATATTATAATTATCTAATATAATTTTTAAGATATTATGATTAGGAATATACATTATTCCAGGTATTACTCTATGATAAGCATCAAATGTTAAATAAAGTTTATTTTCATTGAATTTATCTTTTGAAAAAATATCTAAGTTTTCATAAATCATATTATCATTTTCTATATGAATAATATTACTAATATTATTATTTTTCAAATATTCGTATATATATAAAAAACGCAAAGAACAACTAACCCAAAACCCATTTCTGAATATTTTATCTAATTTCAAATTATTTTTAAATTCTTGAACATAATCTGAATTATATTCATTAATATCTATCAATTCAATATTTATTAAATTATTTTTAATAAAATTTTCAAAAAATCTTTTTTCAGTTAATATTACTATATCTTTATTTCCTTGTAATTGCAATTGTTTAATATTATCTATAATATATTCTTGGAAAACTCCTATTGTTACTAATATAATTTTCATTATTATTTTATATTTAAAAAACTATTCTTTAAATATTTCATCCTTTAATCTTGAAAAATTTATTATTGAATTATCATAATCTTTATATTCTAATTTCATTTCTTTTAATTCATTCCAATCTTTTAATATTATCATAGGTAATTTATATTTTTCTTCAACTTTTCTTATGAAAATATTATCAAGAACTATTGGTATTACTTTTAAATAAAAACATTCCCATAATCGATGACTATCTATTCCATTTCCAATTGGACAAATAGCAAATTTAAATGATGCTAAATAATTAAAATATTCTGATGGTGGTTTTTTTTCAGATATTTCTAAAAAATCTTTCAATTTTGAATAACATTCGCTTCTCTTTTTCTATATTCGTATTTATTACGAAATAGAAATATATATCATTTATTTTATTCAAATTTATATTAGATATGTAATTTAAATTTCCGTGTTCCCATTGTGAATTTGCAAGACCTATTGGTAGAATATCAACTTTGGGATGATCAAATAATAAATTTTGTGTATACCATTTAATTATTTTTGTATGATTTGCTATGAAATTATGTAATTGATTGTCAATAACATTATAATCAGAATTATGAGAAATTAAAATAAATGAATTTTTAAAATAACATAATTTTTCTTTGAAAAGTTCTAAGTTATATGTGCAAGTATATATATATTTCGGATTATCTATTATTGAATTTAAATTGTATATATTTAATGATTTTGGATGATTTATTGTAATATTTGGATTATAATTTAATATTTCAGGTGTAGCAATAAATAAATCAGCTTCATTCTGTATTTTTTCTCCTGTAATAAAATTATTCATTGATATATATATAAAATTAATTTATTCTTTAAATTATAAATATTATGGGATATTCCGAATTTTTTTATAATATAAATATTAATGAAATAAAAACAATTTTTGAATTGGGAAGTCGTCATTTGGTTGATGCTATTATATTATCAAATTATTTTAAAGATAGTAAAATATATTCATTTGAATGCAATCCTGATTGTTTAATTGAATGTTATAAAAATATCTATATTTTAAATGATGACCAAAAAAAAACGTATTATTTTAATTGATAAAGCAATCTGTTTAAATAATGATAAAGTCATTTTTTATCCATTTGATTTAGAAAAATATAATAATATGGGTGCTTCTTCTATGTTAAAAATTGACTTTTTACATAGAAATAATAATGATCCTGATTATAATCGAGGAAATGTTCAAAAATAAATTATTGTAGACGGCACTAGATTAGATACTTTTATTAATGAAAATAATATTAAAAATATTGATTTATTATGTATTGATTTACAAGGTTATGAATTAAACGCAATAAAAAATTTAGGAGATCATATATCAAATGTTAAATATATAATTACTGAATGTAGTATAAATTCTACATATATTAATGGTGCTACTTTTAAGGAATTAAATGACTATTTAAATAATTATAATTTTAAATATGTATTAAGTAATAATTTGGTTCTAATTTTCCGGATTTGTCATTAACTGGATTTAGTGAATTTGATGCTTTATTTATAAATACAGGTTATATATAAAGAATTATTTTAATAATTATTTTAATGATTTATTTAATAATTTCTACTTGTATTAATAATAAAATAGGTATTAATACTGAAATAAGTAAAATAATTAGAAATAATAGATATATTGAATGTATAAATCAATTATTGGATTTAATTGATAATGATAATACTATTAAACCAATTATTGTTGAAAATGGTGGATATAGACTGACATATTTAAATAATTTTAATTGTGATATTGTTTATACAAATAATAATTTATATAATTTTTATCATAAAGGTTTTAATGAATTATTAGATATTAAAGAAGTTATTAATAGATATAAAATAAATGATGATGACATAGTTATTAAAATAACTGGTAGATATAAATTATTAAATATGGATTTTATAAATCTAATTAAAAATAATAATAAAGATGCTTATATTAAATTTTTTAATGTTTGCACAAAAGAATTTATGTATAATGATTCAGTATTGGGATTATATGCAATTAAATGCAAATATATTAAAAATTTTAATTATAATGGTATAAAAAGTCCAGAAGTTGAATTTGCTGAATATGTTAGACAAAATATACATACAAATAATTTAATGGAAATAAAAAATTTAAATCTAGAATATTGTCTAAATATGGATGAAAAAAATTTATTAATTGTTTAATTTATTTTTGTTTTTTAATATAATTAAAATATTATCATTGTATACTATAAGAACTAGCATTATATATATTAATGAATAAAATTTATTAATTATATCTCGTTATAATACTTAATATTTTTATATTATTAATATATATATGCTTAAAATTATAGATTGTTTTATATTTTATAATGAAATTGAACTATTAAAATATAGATTAAATATTTTAAATGATTATGTTGATTATTTTATTATTGTTGAAAGCACACACACATTTGTAGGAAATGAAAAAAAATTATATTTTAATGATAATAAACATTTATTTGAAAAATTTAATCATAAAATTATTCATATTATTGTTGATGATTTTCCATATAAATGTCCTGAAATAATTAATGATATTGTTTCATGGACTAATGAGAAATTTCATAGAAATGCAATTTCAAAAGGTATAAATTCATTAAATAATTTAAAAGATGAAGATATTATAACAATTACAGATATGGATGAAATAATAAATCCTGAAATCTTTAAAAAAATAAAAAATGGAGATTATATTATTAATATAAATATAATTGAAATGGATTTATATTATTATAATTTAAATACAAGATTTAAAAATAAATGGAGACACCCAAAAATATTATCATATGTAAATTATAAACAATTTAATAATA